TCGCTAGTATTTCACAACATCATCGCATTGGCTGGAATAAAGGCCCAACAGTTAAAGAAGAACTTGACGAGATTCAAGAAAGACTCGGAGATATTGAAAAAGTAAGACCAGCAGGCTGTAAGTTAATGATTACGATTGGCAATCACGATTTACGCTTTTCAGGAAAGTTATCCAATGTATTGCCACAGTACGAGGGTATTAAAGGGTTTGATATTGCTGACCATACTCCGCATTGGAAGTGGTACTGGTCAATCATGGTCAATCAAACTTGTATGATTAAGCATCGGTGGCATAACGGCATCCATGCGGTCTATAACAACACTATTAAATCGGGTACGAGCTTTGTTACAGGGCATTTACATTCTCTCAAAATTACGCCTTGGTCTGACTATACAGGCACTAGGTATGGCGTGGATACTGGAACAATGGCTTGTATAAAAGATAGCCAGTTCATGTACACAGAAAACAATCCAGTCAACTGGAGAGCAGGCTGGGCAGTATTGACCTTTATTAACGGCAAAATGATGCCACCTGAATTGGCAGAGGTTATTAATGAGGATGAGGGTTTAATTTACTTTCGGGGTCAGTTGCTAAAAGTATGAAGATTACGCCTGAGATTGTTCGCAATCTTTATAGTGCCTTGTATTGCTGCCACCCATTTTCTAAATGGGACTTACCTTTGCCCGAAGAAATTGACTTTCAAATAACGCATGACCCTGATGTAATGGGTACATATCTTTATGATACTGGTGAAGATTACGAACATACAATTACTATTTCTTCGGCTCGATGTGGTCACCTGATGACAATCTTAACCACGCTTTCGCATGAGTGCGTTCACATGAGTTTTTATCGTCAAAAAGGCGATAAATGGATGTCACATGGCAAGGAAATGCGTAGGCGTTGCCGTATGGTTGCAGAAGAACTGGGGTTCGACCCATTAGAGTTGTAATCTAGCCTTGACTATATCTAGTAAGGTATCGAACTCAATTTGGTGGTATCGCTCAAAAGCCTTTGCTCCGAGTCCATGCACACCTGTAGCACCTCTATGATGCTCGGTACATAAGGGAAGTATTGGTGCATTTGCCCGTTTACCCCCGAATCGTCTGAGATGGTGAAGCTCTGCGGGGGTGTCATTGAAGCCCAAGTGGTAGCATAAGACGCAACCAAGTCTTGCAATATTGTCATTTTGTTTTCTTTCTTTTTTATTCATTGGCGTATTCGTACCACATTGTATAAAAGGCTTTAAAGTCATCAACCCCTTTGCCGAGTTTAACGCATGACCCGTAGGATTGAACTTGCCAGTAGTCTTGGATAACTAACCCGTCATCTGTGTTGCCTTGCACAATAACGACTGTAAAGTTAGGTGTTTTAGCAAAGGCTTGCAATAATCTGCGTTGACCCTCGCTAACCTTTTCATTGGGGCGTTTCCATTCCATCACCAAAAACTTGCCTTTACGCTCTGCAATCCCATCAAGATTACTAGGGCAAAAATGCGGGTTGGTAGGTAAAAGCCCTAAGAACGCACCATAATCAATATGGGTCGCAAAAGCATTACGCATTATCTTATTGAATGTTTGCATCTTTTTGCAGTACATCCTCAAGTTCTTGGGCGTAATCTACAACATCGCAGCTTAATAAATAGGCTTCGGTATCGTTATTTTTAAGTTTAAGTTCATGTACTCGTTTCATAGTACGGGTAATGTCTAAGAAAACTTCTGCGTAATCTCTCATTTGGTTAGCCTTTCTATATTTCTGTCATTAGCTTGTTGGGTACGCCATGCCTCAAAACGCATCTTGGCGGCTTCTAATTGCCATCTAAGGGCTTCTTTTTGCTCTACCGCTACCCCTATGGCTTTGCATAAATCTTGATACTCTTGACTGCGGTAGGCTTCCCGTTCTTGAGCACCAAGGCTTTGTTCGTCAGTTTGCGACATCTTAATGGCTTTAAGACTGTGCCTAAAGTTCTCAAGCTGGGCCAACTCGCCTGACGCTTTAGCGTATTGCGGTGCGGTTTTAAATATAAAGTCTATTGCTTCGTGTGGGTCATATTCTTTCATTTCCATTCCCCCTGATTACCTTTGTTACCTTTTGTCCATTGGTCTGCAAAGCCATTTAGTAAATTACTATCAAGTTTATATTTTGATAGGTATTCTCTAAACTTTGCTAACCCCCATTGATTACGCCATTTACACAACTGCCGTACTGCACATTGGTATTTGTATTCAATCAATCTCCATCCCCATTCGCATCATACATTTCTTCTTTAAAGTTTCGTAGCTATCGTAGCCGTTACCCAGTATTCCCAGTTCACGAGCTTTGTTCTCAATACCTTGTTGGCTAAACATCCAAGACCTATCCACCTTTTCTTTGGCGGGGGTCATGTCTAAAACATCCTGAAATCTTAAGCCATTAATCCACGATGCGGGATACGGAATGTAATCTATTTCGGTGCGTTTAAGTTGCCAATATCTAAGGTGCTTTGGTAAGGCTTCCATTGCTTCTCGCTTTTCAAGCAAGGTGAGTTTAGACCAAGCGTGTTCAGCTTTCTTTTTAGCCACTTTTTTAGGCCAATTAATCCAAAATTGTTCAAAGTCCACATATTCCCCCTATTTAACAATATCCCAACGATTGCCACTATTTAAAGTTTTTTCTAAATTGTAAGACCAAGTAGCTTGCGTGGCTTTTTTATTGGCTGCGGTAAATTCGTTTCTAGCTTCGTTGTAATACTTATTGACCCTAGAATTTTTGCCACTCAATGAGTCAATTTTGCTTTTATCTAACCAGTCTAATAATTCAATGTGCCGTTCTTTTGGCAAATCAAAAAGGCGGTCACTTAGTTTAGGCATAAAAGTAGCAACCCATACACGCACACCAAACCCTTTTTTACCACCATAACAATTTTTAGTTCGTTTTAAGTTTAATTGTTGAGGAAAATCCCCAAACTCATCTAACGCCCAAATATTCAATTTACGGCAATCATCAAAGTTTTGCCAAGACTTAATAATCATGGCATCCCAATATCGTTGTGTTGCTTCTCTCATAATTTCCCCCTATTTTGTTGCAAGTATATAAAGTCCTACATTACTAAACGCATACCCACTATATACAACTGCCATAGCTGTATTACCTTTAAAGCCTTGTTCTATACCTATATAGGCATAAATGAGCCCCGTCAAAATAATTAGCCAAGAACTCATAATGCGTCAAAGTTATAGAACCACTCGTCTTTGGCAGCCCATTTAGCATGGTTCTCTACGCTATAGACCTCGGTAGGTATTTTAAAGTCAGGAGTCTTTAATACAGCAGGCACAAGCGATACATCGTACCAAAGGCATCTGTTATTGGGCTGGCAAGCAAACTGCCCGTTATCTAGCTTAATAAAGTTATACGACTTATGTTCCTCAACCCCCTCACTAAAGCTGGTATCCAAGCGGTTAGCTTCAGGGCTGGCAAAGTCAATCGTAAAAAGATAGTTACCAAAATGAAACTGTTTGTCCTTACCAAAAAACTTGACCTTTAGACCCCGTAAATTAGACTTCTCAATTACCGCCATATCGTATGACAGGCAATCCCATATCTGTAAATGGTCTAAGGGAAGTGGGGCTTCTACTGGCTTCCACACATAAGCATGGATTGGTAGTTTGTCATACAAAGCCCCGTAATTTGTAAGCATAGACTCTATACGAAATGCTTGACCCTTAATAGCCTTGGCGGTCATCCATACACAGGGTTCTAGTTCTCCTTGTCCTTGCTCGTGGTTATAAAGAAACTCTCTGCGTACAAAGCATTTTACTGGCGGTATGTTAGCTACTAAAAATGTCATTAAATCCCCCTTAAAAGACTGTAGGTTAAGTTTACTTAATTATAAGGTATATAGGTACTTTCCCTTATTTATGTTACATAAAGTCGGTTAATGTAATGTTTATATACCTTTATGTATAGATTTTGGCTTTATTTATATACTTATAGGTTAATTTATATATAACTTATATATAATTTTTTGCAATCTCTTTTCCCATAGAACGACCAACGCCACAAGTGGCGATACTGTCAAGAGATGTATCGAGTAACGACTCTACCCAAGCTGGCTTGACCCAGTATCTTGGCGGCTATCGCAGGTGTCGACCCTCGCTCCGATGCTGAATCTCCATCGGCCTCTAGCCCATCCCCGACTTTTTCTAACACCCTGTCGTTTCGGGTGGCAGAAATAGAAAAACCCCTTTGGGTTGCTCTAAGGTGATGTTGCTTAATAAATGGCTCTATTCATTTACTAAACACTCAGAACAACCCAAAAGGGTCTTGTGTATAGAGCTACTTACTAGACAGACATCACTCTGCCCTTACAGTATAACGCTATTTTAAATCTTGCTCAACTATCTGACAGAAAATAGAACACTCAATATTGGGTTCTTGGGGATAATTTCCATCTGTGGGCTTTAATTCATCAAGGTAGCGGTCTTTAAATATGGTTTGCTTTTTAAATCTTTCGAGCTTTGCCATGCGGTCAAAATGCTCAGGAAAGTCCACTTTTATCTTGTTCCAGTAGCCCATACCACCCTTAACGCACCCAATACAGTTGTTATTGTGATAGCCAAGCTTGTACATAGCTGGAAGTTCAATATTGGCGTTTTTAAGGATAGCAAGGCAATCTTCCTTACCTAAGCCTTTATCTATAAGGGGTGTCCATATGTTGACATCGGCATTAGCGTCTATAAATCGGTCTAATCGGGCTTGTTCTTCTGCGGTGTAGCCAAATACTTGTCTGTCTGTGGGCTTTTCAAAACGCTGCCGAATCTGTTTTTTTAAGGCTCTAGTGCATGGAGCACCTTTAGGGGTACGGATATAGTTTTTTTCAAATACCCTATAAATTGACCTGTCGTAAAAGTCATTTCCAAGAATCTCAATCTTTTGCCCAAACCATTCCTCGCACTCGGCTAAGAACCGCTTGTTATCAGGGTGTTCTTCTTTGACCTCTGTGTAAGCTATAACTACTTCGCCTGTAGCTTCTTTTAGGGCTATTTTTGTAGCTACAGCACTAGCAGCACCGCAAGAAAACCAGCAAACTGTTCTCATCGTAGCTCAGGCCATATCAACTGGTATGAGTCAGGAAATAAGTCTTTACGGCTTACCAATCCTTTGGATTCCTGTTCTAACAAAGCCCCTAAATACACCATTTTATCGGCTGGAATACCTGAGTTTTTCCACATACTTACAGCAGGTACGCTAATTTTGCAGATTTTGGCTATTTTTGTTGGCCCACCCAGTAACTCGATAATTTGGCTATCGGTAAACATTTTTTTCTTCATTAAGCAAGTTTAACAAAAATACAACGCCATATCAAATAGTTTGCACATTTATTTAATTTGGCTTAATATGGTGGTACAGCATAAGCTGTTTACTTTTGGAGATGATTATGGATGACTTACAGGAATTACATAACGAACAGTTGCAAGACCAAGAACGCCTGAATATAGCTTTAGATAAGGCAGAGGATGGTGATATGTTGACATTGGCAGAAATAGACCTAATCAGGTTTCATTGTGGACTCCCTAACAAGCGTAGGGTTAACCCCGTATTGACTGCTATTGTGGATGATTTTTCTAATATTTTTGGGGGGAAACAATGATTGTGACAGGCACATCGACAGAAAAGAAAGAGTTTAAGGTAGCCCCAGTAGGGTCGCACCTAGCTCGTTTATACAGAATAATTGACCTTGGAACTCAGAAGTCCGAGTACATGGGTCAAGTCAAGATGCTACGCAAAGTGAAGTTCTTTTGGGAATTGCATGGGGATGACTTATTAATTGAGGGCAAACCCCTAATCCAAACACGCAACTACACGCTATCGCTAGGCGATAAGGCTTCTTTACGGAAGGACTTGGAATCTTGGCGTGGCAAATCATTTACCGATGATGAGTTGCGTGGCTTTGACTTACGCAATTTGTTAGATAAATGGTGCATGGTTACTGTTCAGCATAGAACCGCTAATAACGGCAATACCTACGCTGATGCAGTTGCAGTAACACCAGTACCCGCCATTGTGCAAAAGGCAGGACTACCACAGGGCGTAAACCCATGCGTATTGTTTGACTTGCAGCAGTTTGACCAAAAGACCTTTGACGAGCTTTCACAAGGTTTAAAAGACCAAATTATGCAGTCAGCCGAGTACCGCAATACCTTTACTGATGTAAATAAGAAGTTGCAAGACGCAGCAATAGAGGACGATTCCGTCCCGTTTTGAGGGGGTAACCTTTAGGAGCGAGCTATGAACCACATGATTAAAGACTTTATTGACCAAAAATATACAGTCAAAACCTTTCAAGAACGGGGCTACGATGAAGAAGTACCCATCATCGGATTTGCCCAAGATGACTTGGAAGCTGTCATTAAGACTGTGGTTCAGGCTTGTGCCGACAGGGTTAAAAACTCCGATGATAGAATCGCTGTGCTACAGTTAATGTAATGTTTATTAGGGGGATGTATGTTAGTGAAAGAGAATACGAGTGAAAGTGGTCATTGGTACTTACCCAATGGCAGTCCAGCCTATCGGGTTATTGGCAAGAATGGCAAAGAAAGAAACACAACTGTCAAAGACGCACGAGGACTTGGCCTACTGCCCTCAGTTACCACAATTATTGGTTGTGCGTCAAAACCCGCATTGGATGTATGGAAACAACAACAAGCCATACTTGCCGCTCTTACATTACCTCGCTTAGAGGGTGAGTCGGAAGAAGATTGGCTAAGTCGGGTTGTATCGGATTCTAAAGAAACCGCTAAGCAAGCTGCGGAACGGGGAACACAGATACATGGGGTCATAGAAGCCTTCTACGAGGGTGTTTACATCCCTGAGCTACCAACCTATGTCCGAGCCGTAGAAACCGCTATAAACGAGCATTTTGGCTCACAGCTATGGGTTTCTGAGAAGTCCTTTGCTCGTGGTGGGTATGGTGGTAAATGCGACTTAATCGCTAAGAACTGCGTAATCGACTTTAAAACGACTGAAAAAGACTTAGACAAGCTCGACTATTACTTTGACCACCAAATGCAACTGGCGGCTTATAGACAAGGGTTTGAGATGCCTACGGCTCGGTGTGCAATTGTTTATGTTAATGCCTTACAAAATAAGGCTAAACTAGTAGAGATACCTGAAGATGACCTGCGAATCGGGTGGGATTGTTTTACGCATCTTTTGGCGTTTTATCGGGCAAAGAATAAACTATAATGATTACGGGGTGGCGGCAATCCCCCTGCCACAATCTCCTTCACACAGAGGGCCACCCCACCTTACAACGGGCGAAAGTTTGTATATAGAAAGGCCAGTAAGTATGCTTTCTCAACAAGTAGCCCACCTTTTATACTGTATATCTATACATTAGGGTATGTCCCTAGTATATTAATATGTTAAGTTGGCTTAATATTTAATTGTTGTTTAACCAAAGGGGGATTTATGAAAGACTATTTATTAGGTATCGTTGCAGGTCTATTAGCATTTGGAGTGCCTGCTATTGTTTATGTTTTAAAAACAGGGGGAATATCATGAAATACGCAATGGCACTATTAACCGCATTATTAGGGGCTTGTTCATCGTTTGAGCCACCTAACGCTAGTCTTGAAACCGATAAAACTGTTTTTCACATGACTCGTAGTCAGGTTATCTTGGGTATTAATGAATGTGAGTCAGCCAACACAAGACCAGTAGTAATTGAGGCTAGACGCAAGATTAACGGGGTGACTACAACTGTACCCGTTGAAGTAACTTGCCATCCACGCTATAAAATCTTTTACTAGGGGGTAATTATGACCCGCCAAGAAATGATTGATAAGCTATACCAAGCCTATCAGCTAGTCCAAGAAGTTCATACGGCTATTGAGCATAAGCCTGAATTAGCAAAGAAACACATTCATGTAGATAGTGAAGTAATGGCATTTATTTACGACATTGAAGATACAGAAAGTGAGGATTTAGAATGAAAGCATTTCCTAATTCTGAGCCTATTTACCATGATAATGTAATAGGTGTTAAACAAAGCACAGGCATGGATTTACGGGATTATTTTGCTGCCAAAGCATTTCAAAGTTTAATATCTTACGCCCTTCCTGATTGCGTTTATTACACTATAGACAACCAATCAAGAATTGAAATAGGAATAGAAATTTTGGCTAAAGATGCTTATTTATTTGCTGATGCTATGATGAAAGCGAGGACAGAATGAACCTATTTGTAGCTACAATTCTATTTGTGTTATTTGCAGTAGCTTGTACAACTCTAGGTTATATTTTAGGGGGGTATTTATGAACATTCCATACAACAACGGCAAAGTACAAATCGGTAAGTATTATGTGCCACCTAAGTATGTTGAAAAAGACACCGATATGCTTGAGCTTCAGTCTTATTTAATTCACGACCCAGCCCGTCTTAACAGGGTTTATTGGACAGAAAAAGCCTTATTAGTGCTAAGTCTGTTTGTCGTTATGGTTATATTCCTCAAGAGCTAGTTTTCTAGCATCCTCTACCCGATTAAGCCAGCCTTTAATAAAGCGAGCTTGGTCGGGTTTTCTTGCCACTATGCTTTGGTAGAAATCTGCCCTAGCGTCTGAAAACTTTGCAATAAGGTCTTTAGGCTCTGCATCGTTAATTGCTGCCATAGTCTTAGGCCCGATAACTCCATCACTAACGCATCCGATTGCCTGTTGTAGCGTCTTAACGCTTCGCCCTGTTCCTGCATTAACGGCAAAATCAAAGACCACATAATCTAAGCCTTTTGGTAGGACTTCACAATAACTGGGATTCCAATACTTTAGTTTGTACATTGAGCCGACTTTTTTAGGGGTCAAGGCTCGCATATCGGCTTCGGATACAGGATGCCCTACAAATTCTTCCCAAACACGCTTAGTAACGCCTAGGTTAGTCATTCCACCTGAGTCTAGGGCATCGTTAACAAAACCGCCTTCGTGCTTTAGGATGCGTTTTAAAGCCTTTTCAAACTCACCTGTCATTCTTGACCTTCATATCCATAATCTTTTCAAGGGTACGACCACCAAAATAGAACGACATAATGAGCATGCCCCATTGGCCTAGAAGTTCTACATAGGGTTTATGAACATTTATTTCAACCGCACTCATAATTGCAAATGCTGTATATACAACCAAAATAAAAACAAGCGTCATAGGGCGAATGTTTTTAGATAACCAGCTATCACTAGCCATATCCGCTTGCTGGCGCTTGGTTAGCTCTTGAGCTTCAATATTGTCAGCGTTAAGCTCAGCTAGTCTGCCTTCTTGTTGCATCTGTAAAAGTTCTTTTTGAGCCTTTGCCTTAGCTTCAGGGTCAGGAATAAACTTGTCTAGGACTTTCATCCCCACATCAAATAGTGCCATCAAAGGTATCATTTACCACCCCATACTAAAAAATAAGCTATTACGCCAGCTATTGCAAAACACCAAAACTGTGCAACTCTAGCCTTGTTTAAATCCTTGTTAAATTCATTTTGAAATTCTTTCTCTTGCTTCTCTAGCTTGGCTTTCAAGGCTTCTACTTCTGCCCATCGTTTGCCATACTTTCTTAGAAAATCTGCTCTAATCTGTGCTTCTTCTCGTCTAACTCGTTCTTCGTGTTCCCATTGCATCAAGACTCGTTTTAGGAATAACTCTTTGCGTACTTCGTTTTCTCGTAATTCTCTGCGTCTATCTATATTTCGTTGTACTGCAACATCGGTGGCTTCTTTTTGTACATTCTCAATACTTTTAGAAAGTTCTTTAGCACTTGCTCGGCTTGAATCAAGATTACTCGATAGGGACTTTGCCCCTTCTAGAAGTTCCATATTTCATTTTGGCAAAGACCATCCATGAGTAGATAGGTAGGCATAACCTAAACCGCCTACAAAGACATAAAACAATGTTCGTATAGAGAACCAACCAAACTGGCTTACTTTCTCATTTAACCATTCTTTAATGGCTTCTTTAACTACTTCTTTTTGGATTTCGTTAGACATTTTTCTTCCTAACAGTAGTCTTTTTCACAGCAGGTGTTCGTTTAGTGGCTACTTTCTTTTTAGGTGTAGCTTTTACTTTACCTTCATAATCAGTTAGAAAAGTAAGCCAATGTACCTTTTTGGTGTAGCCCATCTTATCAAATACCCAGTCAATTATGAACATAAGTCACTTATTTAAGTTGATGTAATTGTTTGCCAAGCAGAGCCTGTGTAAACACAAAGTTTGCCTAAAGTGCTATCAAACACAACATATCCTGCTGATACAGTAAGTGCATTTTTTTGTGTTGTTGTGACTACTGGAACACCAGCTCCGTTTGTGCCGTCAAGTACGATAGCCATTATTTCACCTCAATTTGTTTTAACTGCTCAAGCGTTGTGGCTTGGTCAGCTAGTTGGGTAATATCTCTTAGCCGTTGTTTCTCAGCTACGATAGCAGTCGTATCAGCACCCGACTCTAACGCTCGTTGAAACGCTACATCTTGAGCCTGTAATAAAGGTGTACGCTCTGCTCTTAATCGGTCTTTAGTAATTGCTTTGGCTTTGTCAAAGTTAATCGTAATCATTCTTGGTACTCCCATGCGTTACGGAATGTGCGGTCTGTAGGAATATCAGCAACATCCACAATCTTGTATGGTTTGCCTTGTGGTACATTTTTAGCGGCAATTTCTTCAATTGTTAATCCGCAATCGGCTGGAATAATGATGGCTACACCATCGTCTGTTGGGTAAATGATTCGTTTCATTGAATGTCCTTAACGGGTTACAGAAACACAAATAGTAGTCATGTCGTATTGGGCAACACCTGGTTGCTTGGTTTCAAATGCTACGCTACCAGCAGCAAAAGTGCCGAGCGTAACTA